CGTCTGTTTTCTTGAGAACATTTGGTTGTAACTTTAAATGTGCTGGCTTTGGATTACCAAAAGGTGAACTAAGTACAGAAGTTGAAGATATTGCAATCCAACATGAACGAACCCCATATAAAAAATATGAAGAACTTCCTTTGGTATCTACGGGCTGTGATAGTTATGCTAGTTGGGATCCTCGCTTTAAGGATCTTAGTCCAATGCTCACTTCAGACGCCATCGCAGACAGGATCGCAGAGATTCTACCCTTCAACGAATGGCGAGACGAACACTTGGTCATTACCGGAGGGGAACCTTTGCTTGGATGGCAACGAGCGTATCCAGACTTGCTCGACCATCCAAAAATGACAAACTTAAAAGAGATTACATTTGAAACGAATGGTACTCAAAAACTCACCGACGAGTTCAAGCAATATCTGCACACATGGAAATATCACAGCGATAAAGATTTTTGGCGAGAAGTTACATTTAGTGTTAGTGCTAAATTAAGTTGCTCCGGTGAAGAACGTCACGAAGCAATTCGTCCAGACGTAGTTTGTGAATACGAAGAATACGGTCATACATATCTTAAATTTGTAGTGGCCACAGAAGAAGATGCGGAGGAAGCAATTGAAACTGCTGACATTTATAGAGAAAATGGTTTTACCGGTCCTATATATCTTATGCCCGTGGGTGGCGTTGAAAGTGTCTATACTCTTAACAACAGGCGTGTAGCGGAACTAGCAATGAAAAACGGTTTACGCTACAGCGATAGATTACAAGTTCCACTCTTTAAAAATGAGTGGGGAACATAAATGGAAGATATAAAGTTATCCGATTTAATTTTTGTTGTTAGAAACGCATTAACAGAAGACCAATGCAATTCGTTAATTGACGAATACGAATTGCGTTCTGCCAGTGCGGTTCAAGAAAGTTGCATACACGCCGTAACTAATAAAATGACTACTTCTACTTTTAAAAGAGTAGAGTTAATTCCTGATACAGAAAACTTTTTAGTAGTACATAATCATACAAATAAAATTATCGAAGATTGGATAACATATCTAGAAGAGTTTAAAGCGTTTCACACTACAGCATTAAAAAAATCTTTAAGATTTTCCCACATGCACCGACTTATGAAATACGAAGTCGGCGAATGGATACATCCTCATGTGGATTGGGAGGAAATGATTCACGCCAGTTGTACTATTTCATTAAATGACGACTATGAAGGTGGCGAATTTACTTTTTGGAATGGCAGATACGAAGTTAAATTGAATAAAGGAGATGCTATGATTTTTCCAGCAGATCCTCTTTGGGTACACGAAGTTAAACCAATAACTAAAGGTGTTCGTTATAGTACAAATACTTTTATTCAATCGTTGCCACTAAATGAAAGAAATACAATGGGCAGTATTATTTGGGATATGGGGCAAAACGAAAACGCATTTTTTTATCCGCAATCGCGGGTATGGGGGAAACATGAAAGCAATTATTAAAAAATTATTTGGCATAGACAAATTAGAAGCAGAAAAAGAACGTCTAGAAAAAGAACGTGCAGAAGCACTTGCCCGTGCTGAAGAAGCAACAGCCAAAGAAGCAGTAGCCAAACGCGAAGAAGAATTGGCTAAAATGACTCCAAAAGACCGTGCTACAGCCAAAGGAGAACCTTGGGTCGCTGTTTTGGAGACACATGTCAATAAAGATAACTTAAAGAATGGTTTCTTCGAGATTGACTGGAACGATGAATTTGTAGTACAATTAAAACAAGCGGGTTATGGATTTGATGGCGATCCTGATGAAGAAATTGTGGATCGTTGGTTTAGAGAACTATGCAAAAATGTAGCCAGCGAAGAGGGCATCGATATGTCAGATAGAGGTGCTGGATTTATTAATGTTAAAAAGATTGCCGAAGGCAAGTCTGAGGTTTCATGACATATATTTTAGTAGATACTGCTAACACATTCTTTCGTGCTAGACACGTAATTAAGGGCGATGCTGACATTAAACTTGGCATGGCGTTTCACATCACTTTAAACAGTATCAAAAAGGCCTGGCAAGACTTTGGCGGTAGCCATGTAGTATTCTGCCTCGAAGGTCGCTCATGGCGCAAAGATTACTACGAACCGTACAAACGCAATCGTAGCGATGCTCGTGCGGCATTAACTGTCAAAGAACAAGAAGAGGATCAACTATTCTGGGAAAGTTTTGATAAGTTCAAAGAATTTATTATTGAAAAAACTAACTGTACTGTACTACAGCACGGCGAACTAGAAGCAGATGACTTAATTGCTGGGTGGATTCAGAGTCATCCAGAAGACAAGCACGTGATTATCTCAACAGACAGCGATTTTGTACAGTTAATTGCGCCCAACGTGAGTCAGTATAACGGTGTTCAAGAACATCATATTACACACGAAGGTATCTTTGACAAGAAAGGTAAACTTGTTATAGATAACAAAACTAAAGAACCTAAGGCAATTCCTGATCCAAAGTGGTTATTGTTTGAAAAATGTATTCGTGGAGATAGTAGCGATAACGTGTTTAGTGCATATCCTAAGGTGCGTGTAAACAAACTACAAGAAGCATTTAAAGACAGAGAAGCACAGGGATTCGCTTGGAACAATCTCATGTTGCAACGTTGGGTAGACCATAACGGAGTCGAACATCGTGTTAAAGATGACTACGAACGTAATAGACAGTTAATAGATTTAGCGGCACAACCTAGCGATATTAAAGAAAAAATCTTCGGTACCATTAAAGATAATATCGACAAAGAAAAGAATGTAAGCCAGGTCGGTATACGTCTTCTTAAGTTTTGTCAATTATATGATCTTAAAAAGATTTCAGATCAAGCACAGCAGTATGCCGAACCACTCAATGCGAGATATCATAAATGAAAATTTGCCAGTACGAAGATACTTGTGAAAACAAAACAGAAAATTGTTGGAGTCCTAATATGACAGAGATACACGCCAAACCCGTAGTCGATGGTAAGTTTTGGATAGTAGAAGAAAATGGCAATAAAGTAGGTGTATTAAAAATCACCGAACAAAAGAAATATATCTTTAGTTCTAAAAATGCTATTACTACATTCGATACAAAAAAGAAAATTGTAGAACGATTTGGTCCTGAATTTTTTATAAAGAAAACTTTAGAAAAGAAAGTTAAGTCCGAAGAAGATTTAGAAGTACACGGTTATCCAACTAGCACACTTCCATACAATCCGTTATTCGATGTTAAACGTCATTTACCGTTGTTTACAAAGAGTAATAAATCTAAAAGTGTTTACTGCGCCGGATATTATATTATTAAATTTGATAAAGGTTGGGTGCGTAGTTTCTGTCCTAAACTAATTACTATCGAACGTTATCCGTATGAAGGACCGTTTAAAACAGAAATAGAAATGAAACACAGGTTATCAAATGCAAGAAAATAAAATCAATACCGCGGTAATACAACAGGTGCTTCAAACCATTAAGGGTGCCGATTTAGGCAATCAAAGAGAAGTTAGATTCGACATGGCTACTGCTAAAAATCTTGCCTATACATTAGGTATGGTTATGACTAGACTAGCAGGTAACTATGAAGGTCTAATACAAGAATCTCGCAAGGACGATACTGTAGTTAAGGTCGAAATGGACGGAGGAAGTTGGGACCAAAAGATGTAATTTTTGGATAAATATATACGTATATTATTGAGGAACGTATATATGAGTCGCCCAAAGCCAACAGTTGTATTGGAAAAAATTAACAAGAAGACATTTAAAAGTGACCAAATTTTAGAAGCCGAGGCAATTTGGGCGGTATTCTATCAGGGTAAACCTTTTAACTTAAAAAGTCAAAATAGTCTTAGCGGTTATCCAGGAAGCAAATATAAAAAAGTTAGTTTTAGCAATCCTGGCCATGCACACAATTTGGCAAAGAAACTTAATACACTTTTCAATTCAACCGACTTTGCTGTTTACAAACTAACCACTGGCGAAGAACTTAAATGAACACCAAGCAGGCCTATACTAAGATTTTTATTAAAGAATCTGGAGAGGCTTTGAGCGAAGAAAATCTTAAAATTAAAACAAGATTGTGGTGGAAAAACAACAGAGCCAAAGAGCGTGAAAGTCTCAGACTAACAGACGAAGGCCTGCGTTACATAACTGAAGTTTTGGATATCAAAGTTTACGAAGTTCCGTTTCCACCTGATTTGGATTTAAAACCACAGGTACTATTATATTTGGACAAATTTTTGGACTGTCCATATCATCTTACAGAAGACTCAATTACAGTTTTGAGCGAGCGTAAAGCCATAGAACTACACTTATTTTCGGGCGATGTTCGAAAATATGGTTTGATTAAGGCTATGAAGCGCGAATTACCAAAAACCCACAAAACTTTTTAAAAATCACGTTGACATTCCTGCGGAGTGGCGTTATACTAATGATACTGCGAAATTAATTGCAATCATTTTTAACACAGGAGCATGTAATGGCAAAAGCAGAAGTAGTCAATCGTCAAGTTAGCCCGAACGGTGCAAAGAACGCTATTCGTAAGGCATTTAAGAAACAGCGTCCGTTGTTCCTTTGGGGTCCTCCGGGCATTGGTAAATCCGATATTATTCACCAAATTGGTGCAGAGATGGGTGCCCATGTCATTGACATTCGCCTAAGCCTTTGGGAACCTACAGATATCAAAGGTATTCCATATTTTGATACCAATTCAGGCACTATGGTTTGGGGTAGCCCAAGCGAACTACCCACCGAAGAACTTGCATCTAAATTCCCTAATGTAATTTTGTTCTTGGACGAAATGAACTCTGCGGCTCCTAGCGTACAAGCCGCCGCTTATCAACTTATTTTGAACCGTCGTGTGGGACAGTACAAACTGCCAGATAACGTTTTGATTGTTGCGGCTGGTAACCGCGAAGCAGACAAAGGTGTTACATATCGTATGCTAGCACCGTTGGCTAATCGTTTCGTTCACTTGGAAATGCGTGTAGACTTTGATGACTGGTCTTTGTGGGCTACTAACAACCGTGTACACAAAGATGTTGTCGGCTACGTTACTTTTGCCAAGAAAGACTTGTACGACTTCGATCCTAAGTCTTCAAGCCGTGCATTTGCAACACCCCGTTCTTGGAGTTTCGTTTCTGAGCTTTTAGAGGAAGATGACACAAACGATGAAACGCTGATGGATTTGATTTCCGGTGCAGTGGGTGAAGGTCTTGCTCTTAAGTTTATGGCACACCGAAAAGTGTCTAGCAAACTGCCTAAGCCAGAAGATATTTTGGCCGGTAAAGTTAAGAAATTAGATTCCAAAATTGAAATTTCTGCTATGTATTCTTTGACTGTGTCTATGTGCTACGAGTTGAAAGATGCAACCGAAAAGCAAGACAAGAAATTTGACGAGAAGGTTAATAACTTCTTCCGTTTTATGATGGATAATTTTGAAACTGAATTGGTTGTTATGGGCACCAAACTTGCACTTACCCAATATCAACTTCCGTTAGATCCAGACGAAATCGAGTGTTTCGATGAGTTCCACGAAAAGTTTGGTAAGTACATCGCGGCCGCTCAGGACAAGCGATAACCAAAATAGAGGTGCAGAGATGCACCTCTAACCTTGACAAAGTATAGAAGTGACTGTATAATATAAACATACAGTAAAGAAACGGAGCATAAATGTCACATTCACTAGATCCAATTATCGACAAGATTGTTGTAGCACGAGTTGGTTTGCTATTACGTCATCCATTTTTTGGCAATATGGCTACTCGCATGAAACTTGTCGATGCAAGCGATTGGTTGCCCACTGCCGCAACAGACTTCCGTAATTTTTACTTTAACAGAGAGTTCTTCGAAAAGATGACTCCTAGACAAGTTGAATTCGTTGTAGCACACGAAATTTTGCATTGTGTTTATGACCATATGATGCGTGTAGAAAGTCGCGATAAGAAAGTTTGGAATATTGCCGCTGACTATTGCGTAAACGGTTTGCTAAAACGCGAACGTATCGGAGACGATCCTCCAGTTAAATTTTTCTATGACCGCAAGTATGACGGTTGGAGTGCGGAACAAGTGTATGACGAAATCTATAGCAAATACGACGATGAACAATTAGCCGCACTTGGCGAACTGTTGGACGAACATTTGGATCCGGATAAAGACGGCGACGGCAAAGGTCCAAAATATAGTAAAGAAGAATTGAAAAAGATTCGCGACGAAATCAAAGAAGCAATGATTCAAGCCGCACAGGCCGCAGGCGCAGGTAATGTGCCTGGTGATATTGCTCGTATGATTAAGGAAATGACTGAACCAAAGATGAACTGGCGTGAACTGTTACGTCAGCAAATCCAGAGCACAATTAAAAACGACTTTAGTTGGGCTCGTCCAAGTCGCAAAGGTCAAATGACTGGCGCAATTTTGCCTGGTTGTAATTTTGATACTAGCATCGATATTTGTGTATCTTTGGATATGTCTGGTAGTATTACTGATGCTATGGGTTCAGACTTCCTAGGCGAAATTAAAGGCATTATGGAAGAGTTTAAAGACTTCAACATTAAAATCTGGTGCTTTGACACTAAGGTATATAATGAACAAGACTTTAACGGATATACTTCTGAAGAAATTGGCGAGTATGAATTAATGGGCGGTGGCGGCACTGACTTTGATTGTAACTGGGAATACATGAAAGAACATGACATTAACCCTAAGAAGTTTATCATGTTCACAGACGGTTATCCTTGGGACAGTTGGGGTGATGAAGATTACTGTGATACAATTTTTATTATTCACGGTAACGACACTATTGTTCCGCCATTTGGTACATACGCATACTACGAGTTTCCTGATAAGAAATAATGGCAAATAATGCTAAAATAAATCCACTTAATGTGTTAGGCTGTAGGGAGGTGCAGGATCCGCCTCCCTATTTCCATTACTACTATTTGGATCTAAAATATAATATTGTAGCATCCGTTAAGGATTGGATTTACGAAAATCTTAAACACCGATTTTATATTGGCGAGTGTTTAGTGTTAGAAAATAATCAATATCAAACCAAAATTAAAGTTGGTTTTGAAGAGCCAAAAGAAGCCAGTTTCTTTTTACTGGCGTGTTCACATTTAAAGTATCTAAATAATTAACTGCATATATAATAATACAAAGGAGTATAATTATGACCGAAAAAACCGAAACTCAAGAAGTAGCACAACAACCTGCGCCAGCAGAAGCGCAACAATCAGTAGACTTAAATGTTCAAGATTTAAACCTACTAAGAAGCATCATCGACCTTGCGGCACAGCGTGGTGCATTTAAACCTGGCGAAATGGCGGCCGTGGGCGGAGTTTATAACAAACTCAATGGATTTTTAGAGGGCGTTGCTAAACAAGGACAACAACAAAATGGTTAATTTAAAACACGTAGGACGCATTAAAGCAAACGGACGTAAAGTTATCGTTGCTTATAGAACACTACCCGGTGAAAGTGATGCCGCACTAGTTATCGATACTGCTAGTTTATCTGATGATCAACATGATTCTCTTATTAAATTAGTCGAAAGCCCAGCAGGACAAAGTGCATACGAATTTGCAGAAGCAATGGCTCGTACAAATTTCCCAGACGGTAGTATCATGCTTGCCAATTTGCATTTTAATAGCAAATTGCTTAAAGTTAAAACATCTGAAATTGAAATGATTCCAACGATGCAGTCGACTATTAGTTTAGATCAACTTAATCAAATCATTGCAGAGCAAAGAGGCATTAGTGTTAATGACTTAGCACTGGGCAATGGATCCCAAGCCACTGAAGTTGCTACTGTAAAAGACATTACAGAAACTACTAAGACAGATGTTGTAGCCGAAAGCCAAGTTGCAAAAATTAATGAGCAACCTTTATCTGACGAGGACCTAGCAAAGTCTTATCGAAGCCAAGCAGATCGTTTGAGCAAAGAAGCCGCTGAACTTCGTCGTCAAGCAGAAGCACTGGTACCGACTAAGAAGAAGGCTACTGCTGAAGCGTGAAGAAAAAATCTCTGCCAAAAGATGTTGTAGATCAATGGCCAGAGGTTTTTAGCGATGTAGATGTAAAAGCAATACCTATCCCATATTTGTATTCGATGAGAATCATCTTCAAAGATGGGAAGGTATGGGATATTAACATCGACGATCACGCTAGAAAAAACAGCATAGACGATCTTGAAGCACATCTTTCTGAACTAATCACAACCTATGAGGATTCTATTGAACATATAGACTTCAGGTTAGACGTTGAGCGTGTGAAGAAAGATGTAATGAAACAAACAAAGAGTTTTCTTAAAAAACCAAAAAAATAAATTATGATAGCGGCTTTATTTGCAGTAGATGATATAGGTGGTATGGGGTGGAAAGGGTCGTTACCGTGGCCTAGTAACAAGGACGATATGAAATGGTTTAAATCCGTTACACAAAATCAAGTCGTTGTTATGGGTCGTAAGACTTGGGAAAGTCCCGATATGCCTAGCCCATTACCTGGACGATTAAATGTTCTTTTTACTAACAAGTTTTTAGAACGTGAAGATATAGAACAAATTCGCGGCGATGCCTGCGAAGCATTAAAAAGTTTAAAACAGACAAATAGACGCAAAAACATATTTGTAATCGGTGGACCAAATTTACTATTACAAAGCAAACCAGTTTTAGATAAAGTTTACTTAACTAGAATACAAGGCGAATACTTAAACGATACTAGTATAGATTTAACAGAGTTCTTAGATGGTATGAAATTACATCAAACTGTTAACTTAGGAACCTGTATAGTAGAAGAATATCACAATGAAACAATATCACGAAGCACTAAAACAAATACTAGAAAACGGAAAGAACAAGACTGATAGGACGGGTGTAGGTACTCGTAGCGTGTTTGGTTATCAAATGCGTTTTAATCTGCAAGAAGGTTTTCCCGCAGTTACTACTAAGAAGCTCGCTTGGCGAGCAGTAGTTTCGGAACTTCTTTGGTTTTTAGAAGGTAGCGGCGACGAACGCCGTCTTGCAGAAATCCTACATGGCACAAGAGACTCCAGTAAAAATACTATTTGGACTGCTAATGCAGAAGCAGATTACTGGAAACCAAAAGCAAAGTTCGAAGGCGATCTAGGTCGGGTTTACGGAGTACAATGGCGTCATTGGCAACGACCTTTTCTAAACTCCGACATCGATCAACTTGAGAATTTAATCGAAGGGATTAAGAAAGATCCAGGTAGTCGTAGACATATTATGACTGCATGGAATCCCGGAGAGCTCGATCAAATGGCATTACCGCCATGTCATATATTAAGTCAATTTAATGTTACTGACGGGTATCTAAGTTGTCAACTATATCAACGTAGTTGCGATATGTTCTTAGGTGTACCATTTAACATTGCCAGTTACAGTTTACTTACACATATTATTGCTAGAGAGTGTAATTTAAAAGTAGGCGATTTTGTATGGACTGGGGGAGACTGTCACATCTACAATAATCATATTGACGCAGTCAATGAACAACTAGCCCGCACCCCAAAGCAATTACCAACATTGTTTATTACAGTAGGAAAAAAAATCGCCGACTATGTAGTCGACGATTTTATGTTGGAAAACTATAATCCAGATCCTGCTATTAAAGCAGATATGGCTGTTTAAAGAATTAAACACTCCACTATTTTAATATCTATATTATCGTTTGATTCTAACGCAATGGCAAATACATCTGCGTTTGAGTGGAATTGACCTGCTATAGCAACACCGCCTTCACTAGCAATCATGCGATCACCTTTCTTAACACGGCCAGTTACTTTAACTGGAACACGACCTTTTAGTGCAACATATACGCCGCCTTCTAAGCCGCTGTTCATCATATAAGCAGGGTTACCAGATATTGCGCCGATTGCACGTGAGCCAAATGTACACGCAGTGACTTCTTTTTCGCCGCCTACCATTACAACTGTTCCAACTTCGTAATTGTTATCTGGAATATACTTTTCTGCCAAGTCAGCGTAACGTGCTGAAGTAGCAGTACCGCTAAACACGTTAGCAGTTAAATTACCACTACTATCTCGTCTAGCAATAGTATCGCCTGTCGCAGATGTTGAACTTGCATATCCGTTTAATTGTGCGGCTGATCCAGAAATGTTAATGTTCCATGTACCACTGGCGTCTCCACCTGTGCGTGTTGGAACGTCTAAGTTAGATCTAGCATTAGCGGCTGTGCTTGCACCAGAACCACCTCTTGCAATACTTAATACACCGCCTACACCAAACTGTGCATCAACATAGTTTTTTGTAGCGGCATGATTTAATGATGTTGGATCGCCATTTAAAGTCAAATAGCCAGTCATTGTACTACCGTCTATTCTAACTTTTGTATCGTCTTCGATAATAATATTTGTAGTACCATCAAAGTTTACACCGTTAATAGTTCTAATAGTTGCTAATTTAGTAGCACTAGTAGCGTTACCATTAAATGTATTTGCTGTTAAATTACCACTGCTGTCGCGAGCGGCAATAGTATTAACACCTGCACTTGTGCTGGCTACACGATAAACTCCTGCTTCTACTTGAAGTGCATTTGCATTATCTGCAATACCGTAGAAGTTTGTAGCATAAACTTCTTTCCATTTTTTAAGACTAGTACCGATACTAAATGTGTTATCAACACCTGGTTCAAGTTTAGTTGCATTAATTGTTAATGGGTTCTTAACATCTGAACCGTCTCTAACTCTAAAATAAACTCTGGGACCTGTAGTATTTTGAATTACTGGCTCTGTACCTGTTTCAATGAATACTGCCAGGTCGTTACTGTCGCCTACGGTATAGCCTAAATCGCTAAAACGAACTGTGGCTGTAAAGTTTGAACTACCTGAACGTACATAATCTGATGCTAGGAATCCGCCTAGTCGTAATGCGTTACTAGATGTACCCCAATATAAGTATGTTGGAGTTCCGCTGACACCGGTTGTATCGTCTACTTCTTGTAGTGTTAAACCTTTCTTAATTAGATTAAAACCAACAATAATAGAATCAGGGTCGCTAGTATCTAGTGTAAATTCTTCTCTAGAAGTAATATAAACAGGAATATCATTAATATTAGCAATAATGATAGAATAAGTTTGAGGAGTTGTACTGCCTACAGGGAATCCACGAACTTGCTTAGAAACCATTTGCGTTACGCCAGCACCAGCACTTTGAGGTCCGATTGCTAGCCAACTATCTCCGTTTCTTACTTTAAGTTGATCTCGATTTACATCAAACCAAAAATCACCGTTGTTAGGATAACTTGGTTCTGTGCTGCCGTATTCTGCTCCGCCAATTTGCTTCCATTGCTTTACAGCACCGACTATATCGCCTGTATAAATCTTTAACTTTTTATTACCGCTATCGTACCATAACTGTCCACGTACTGCGTTTGCTGGACTTGTTCCGCTTGCGAAATTCTCCAACATGAATACTGTGTTTTCGTTCTGAATTTCACCGTAGCCGGCATAATTTTTACCGATTAACTTAATGTCTAAACTTTGATTGACGGTACCGTCTTCGATTACTGCAATCGCTGTTCCGTCCCATCGGTTTATTGTGTACGCCATTCTTATAACCCCTAATATATGTTATTTATCGCTGCCTGCTTATTTGAAGTCTGTGCTTAATAAGGTGCATTGATATCGCTCTCAAATCCCCATTGTCCTGGAGTAGGTGTTAAACCACCGCCCATAACAAATAATTTATCCTGTCTAACTACGCTAATTGACACGCTAGGACCAGTAATAGTTTGTCCTACTGCTAGGTCGCTTACAACTGCTTGATTTTCTGAACCGCCTGCTTTATCAACTAAAATAGTCTGGAACTCTACGCCCACTGTAGGACTGTATGTAATATTTCCTGAAGACGCTGATAGTGTAGTTGCATGTAAACGAAGTCTAGTACCGTCTTTGGCTACACCTTCTGGCGCTGTTATTGGATCATAATACGGAGCAATAGTATCTAAAATTGTAGCAATTTGGTTGTTTGATAATCCAGTTACGTCCATGCTCATAGAAAGACCGCGGTCAAACACACGAGCATCTGTATAATTTTTAGTAGCCGCATCCTGTTCATCTACAGGATCTGCTAGGTCAACAATTCTTTTACTGCTAATTGCAACGTTATCTGCAGGATTTAAAATTAAATTATTTGCAGAGGTACTAATAGTTGTATTATTGATATAGGTAGCATCATCAACGTTAAGAGTTTGTAGTGCTCCTAATGTTTGTAAACTAGAATATAACACACCTGCGCCCAGGGTATTGTTAGACAGTACAGAAACATTGTTAACTCTATAAGAGTTTCCTGTTGTTAAATTCCAATTAAGATTAGAACTCCAACTTACAGTTGCTAAATCATACAAGATACTTTTATCAGTAGTTCCTTGTAATATAATACCACCGCCATCGGCTGACGAATCTGTAGGTGTGCTAAGTGTTTTACCTAAAACTATGTTTTTATCTTCAACTTCAAGTACTGTAGTGTTTAATGTTACAGTATCTCCTCCAACAAATAAGTCCCCTGCAACTTTTAAATTGCCGTTGATGTCCATAGTCGATGTTGGAATTTCTTGGAAAATACCAACTCTTGAATTCACTGAATCTATAGTAATGGCTTCAATAGTACCTGTTGGTGATTTAATTTTAATACCAATATCTTGTCCTGTAAGTTTGTGCTCAATGGTAAATTTTCCGCCATCAACTTTTAAATCAACGTCTTCTGAAGAACCTATGATTAACCCTGCATCTGATTGTAGTGTTAAACTACCAACAATAACCTGATCTTCGTCGTTATAGACAATTTGTTCTGCTGATTTTAAATCACCTACTGCTGTTAAAATATTTTCAGCACGAGTCACAATAGCATCAAATTTCATGTCTGTTAACGAACCAGCATTAAATCCAACTTGAATATCTTTGATTCCTTCTGCATATCCAACAATTGGCTGTGCAGGTGTAAATGCATCTTTACTAAACAACCCTAGTAAAGTGCTGGCCACATATAATTTTGCAACTGTATGGCCTCTATTAAAGTTGTCCAGTACTGTTTCTACTACAAATCCTGTAGTACCTTGAATATTGTTGTATATAGGACCAGCAAGTGTTAAGTCAGTGCCATCATAAAACCATAACTGATTAGTTTCATTGTTGATCCACAAATCTCCTGCAACTAAATTAGTTGGTTCTCTGTTACTAACAATAGGACCACCGGCTGCTCTAAAGTCGCTGCCGTCATATACATTTAATCTTCCACTACCAGTATCGTACCACAACTGCCCTTTTAATGCCGATTCTGGTGCGCTAGAACTAGCAAAGTTTTCTAGCAACTTTACCAAGTTCTCATTGTATGCTTCTCCAAATGCTGTAACGTTTTTACCAATTAACGTTAGTGATGTTGTGCTGGTATCAAACGTACCGTCTGGGATATCTGTTAATTGATTGCCGTCAGTTTTGTTAATTCTATATGTCATAGTACGTTTCGTCCAGTATTAATAATGTAGTTCAATGTTAAGTATGGATTCATAACATTGAATTGTGATTGTATAGATTCGCCGCCAGCAGTTTTTGGATATCCTAAAATGCCACCAGAGTCTGACATGTATTGTCCTCGGGCTGTAGTAGTAGAACCTTCTCCGCTAATAGCATTAGTATCAGTTGGATCTCCTGGAACGTTTCTAAACGCATAGTATTTGTTTTCATCGTCGCCGATTAAATCGTGTACGTGATCTGGTATTTCAGAAGTGTCAATTAACTTCTTCTCAACGCCGCCGCCTTGGCCAACAATATCAGCAGTTGCATCTGTTACTCTATTTGCGGCGCCGCCGCCTGTGCTAATTTGCTGTGTTGGATCTAATTTGCTTGGAACTGTAATACCATTATTCATACTATCCATAGCAAGAGCCATTCTGCCTCGCATATCTGGAAGTTTGAAAGTACCAAGTCCTAATAATGTAGTAATGTCGCCGAACTGATATCCTATGATATCAAACAATTCTGGGTAGCTCGATATTAATACTTCTGAACCGTCGCAGAATAGCCATCCTGTAGGTGCAACTAAACCAGCAAATGGTAGCACTACTCCGCAAGGTGTTACAGGTATTGCTGTCCACAGACTTTGTTTTGTAATCTTTTTAAGACCTTCTGCTCCACGCTGTACAACAAATTCATCACCTTCTTGAATACTTGTAACTTCTGGTTTATCTGCAATAAAGGTTTCGCTTAATTGTGTGTAAAAACGTTTTCTATTTCCTGATAACCCAAATCTTGAAACAGCACCTGCCGATGTTTGTGGGCCAGTTTGTGTACTAGCATACTTAACATAGTCTAGTCCACCGTCTGTAACTGTGTAAGTTCCGCGATATCCTGTTGGAGCAACACCAGATACTACAATAGTAGATCCTGTTGGATACGGAGCAACTGTCTGTGCCACAAATGTCAATGTTGCTTCTGTGCCTGTACCTGATGCTGTTAGAGTATTAAGTGTCGGAGTACCTGTTTGTCCATCAAATTCAACTTCGTTAGATGTAATGTCACCGTCTAAGTCAAAGATTGTTGGAGATGCTAGTTTAGTAGACGATCCGCTGGCATTACCAGTTAACGAACCAAACACGTTTCCATAAAATTCACCGTCAAAGCGTGAACTCCAAATTCTTTGAAACTTTTTATCTACAGTACCAATATCTGCACCTAAGTTTACGTCTGGTAAAATAACACCAGATACTGTTACTGTATTTGTATTGTCTGTACCAAACGATACATCACCTGCAATATCTAATGCGCCTGTTACTGTAAGTCCGCCGCCAAATGTAGCACTACCGTCTGCGGTAATGTTACCGGATGCGTTAAAGTCTCCGCCTACATCTAAGTCAGTCTGTGGGTTAATATTATTAATACCAACACGCTCTGAACTGTCAACACGAACAACTGTACGGATAGCACCGTTGTTGTTCATACGAATATCTAAGTTACTACCAGATGTTTTGTGAAAAATTACACCTGCGGCACCGTCAATACCTAAATTTAACTGAGTATCTTCACCGATTGCAATACCGCCTGCATTTCTAACGTTGATTGGAAATGTTGTATTACTAGTTGCATCGCCTCTTAGGAAGTTTGATGCAGAAACTGTAGTGGTACCTACTAACAGCGCCGCTGCCTTTTCAGCAGTACCCCAATATGTATTGTAGTTAGAGTTTAAATTAACACCTGCTTTGATTGTTTGAAAGCCTGTGATTAAAGTTTTTGGTGTAAACGCTGTTTTACTAATAATACAAACACGCTCACCATTAATATAGTTAGAAACCACTGGCTGAGCGTTGCTTAATGTGTCTTCGATAAACTCTGGTTCAGCACCAGTACGAGCACCTTCACTAAATCTTGGACCAACTAAGATCCAACCTGAACCTGTGTATAGGTATAATTGTTGTGTATCGGTGTTTACCCATAGGTCTCCTGGTAAACTAGTTGCCAATTCTGGCTCAACGTTGCCTTTCTTTAAACCGCCAGCACTAGACCAACTAGTACCGTCCCACACTTTTAGTTGGTTAACACCAGCAGTATTATCGTACCATAATTGTCCTTCTATTGGATTTGTTGGTGCGCTGTCGTTAGCAAAATTTTCTAATAAGTGTAAAAAGTTTTCTGCAATAATTGTGCCATAACCAGTAACATTACGACCTGGAAATTGTAACGATGTTGAATCATTAATGGTATTATCTTCTACCGTTAATGCTGGTTTGTCTAAATTTGTTGAATCTGTATATCTAACTTGGTATGACATAATTAAGCCTCATTAAAACCGGTTAAGCTCTGTACTCTAACTGTGTAGTCTATTTGAATTAAACGGTTTAAACTCTTTTGTACAGGGTGGAAGATAACGTGTGTTAGTAAACGACCTGTTCCAGCAGGATCGTAACCTCTTAAACCTAGTTCATCAAACACATATTCGCCGTCTGTGTACGTGGCGTTGTCAAATGCGTCTTGATTGCTAGGCTCGCCGTAGTCTAATAAACAAGTGATTAAGATGTCTGTGTAGTTTGTACCAGTAACATGACGTGTTTCTATCTTATTTCTAGTTGGATCTAAATTATTTGTGCTTCTATCATCAACTACTTTAGTGTATGTTTCGTTGTATAAACTGGCATTAGACCCTGTGCTGTTAGGAGTAAGGTATGTAATAACTCCTGTTGGGTCCACCGAAGTGCCGCCATTGCCAAACACCATCTCATATATAAACCCTTTGCCTGCGTTTGCAAGACTTTCTGCCAGGGCTATACTCATATTTTCGTAGTGAATAGCGTTTTTCTTATCAATAAAGACTTCCTTAGTAGTTGGATCAAATATTTTTATATGTCCTTGTACTCGGATTCCTGAATTTTCGTTTGGTTTTGTTGTCATGTTAAAATCACCTGTATTCTATATTTATCGAGGCAAATTCGCAGTCTTTGCACGAACGAATTTTGCTTGGTCAGTTTGTGCATCAACAAGGCTCTGACCTTGTGCTACCCACGCTTGACCCACTTTCTTCTGTACAATAACTTTTGCGCCATTTGTTGGAGGCTCTGTTAAACGTACATAAGCACCCACATTCTTGTTTACTGCAAATTCTGCTTGTAATTGTTTGTCACCACTTGGGCTATCTGGGCCTAAACTTTCGTCCCATACTGATGTTGGATTTTTACGCAAGCGGCGGCCTGCTACAAACACTTCAATATCCAAACCTTCCCAGTATTCTAAAGGAATACTTGTATAGTCTAATACTGTACCTGTGCCTGAACCCACTGCTGTTGCTATAAATTCTGTACCAATTGTGTTAGAACTTGCGCCGATACTCATGTAATCTGTTGTACCAATGGTTTTAATCTTATAACCTCTTCCTACTTGAATATTTGCCACACTAATTTCGGCAGTTTCCTTATACCACTCACCAGTTTCTGCTGGGTTTCTTGTGGTAATAGTATTAACTATTGGGCTAAACGGTAACAAGATTTGTACATATTTTATAGCCGCTGGTGCTACGTAACTAGTTTGTGCCACTGTAACTGGTCCAACACTAAACGACGGATTTACTATTACTAAATCGTACGCACCAACTACTTCTGCTTGACTGATAAATGTCAATTCAGTACTACTTACATAAGTAGTGTTGCACTTAGCTCTCATATGAGAACCGGTCATTTCGCCAGTACTTACTGATAATGACACCGGACTGCCGTTTACTGTTTCGCTAACTGTAATATAATATTCTTCTGTAACTACATCCTGTCCATAAGTTAAAATATAATAAGAAATAGAAGAATCAATACCGCCAAAAACTGCGCCGCTGAATACAACTTCCTTGCCTACAAATAATCTATCGATGTTGCTAACAATTATTTCATTGGCAGAATTAACTTCTGTGGCTACAAATGTTGTTTTTAGTGTAGGGTCACCGATAACAACTTCAACGTTTTCCTTGAATCCAGTTCCTTTTACAGTCACAACTTGTCCGCCTAATGGGAACGCTGTAGTATTGTTAAAATTATACTTGACTGAAGTAACATTGATACCAAAACTGTTTTCATATATTTCAGATGCCTGTGAGTATCCGCCAGCAACTAAAACAACAGTTTCTGTTTCATCTTTATAAGGAACAGTTTGGTTTGTACTTGCATCAAGTACTGCTGTTCCTACTGGATGCACTTCAGGAACTCCAGTTCCTAGTGTACCTCTGCGTAGATATTTTAATGTATTTCCATCTTTTTCAAGATATTCTATACGCTCTTTATCAATTAGAACAATACCTGCTTGATTCTGACTACGCAATGGTTCAACTAAGCCGCTGGCATCTTCTAACACAATAGTTGTATCATAATAATTTAATGGCTGTGCTAATACTGCCGATGCTTCAGAATCTAATCTCTTATAGATTGTTCTGTTTAACATATCTTTGAATATTCTATAACCAAAAGGT